GGAAGAGGAATGCCGCTGAGCTTCACAACGAACCGGGCGAAACCGAAACCGCAACAGCCAAACCGAAAGCCGAAACCGCAACAGCGAAACCTCAGCGCAAACGATAACCATGCACCGCCGCATCGTCAACACAATTCAGCCCGCGTCCGCTTACATTTCCCTACAGGATTGTAAAGACCATCTGCGTTTAATCAACACGGACGAGGACGGCTATATCGCGGCTATTCTCGACGCGGCTTTTGACGTTTGCGAAAACTATGTAGGGTACCCGATCCGTCTGACCAACGTGCAGTTTACGTCCTATACTTGGATTAACGCCGACCTGGATTTCCCCGGCCGGTTCGTGTCCCTCGATTCCATCAAATACTACGCAGAAAACACCAACACCCTTACCACCTTCGCCGCATCCAACTACGCGAGCAAGGCGCACGAGACCGGGCTTGTGCTTCGATGGAACGACGAAACGACCCTACCCAACACCTTTGAAGACCGCATTGATGGGGTGCAATACAATACGCAGATGGGATGGATTCCCGGCACATTGCCCGGTGCAATCCGTGCCGCTGTGCTGCTGAACCTGACCGACCTTTACGAAGAGCGGAAAAACATCACCGCCGGCACCCTTGGCACCCTTTCACGCGGCTCGGACTTTCTTTTGAACCCCTATAAACTTCAGCGATTCGTATGAACCCCGGACGGATGGACAGGCAGCTAACCCTTCAGCGTTTCACAACGACGCAAAACGCTATCGGCGAAGCGGTGAAGACGTGGACGACCTACGCCGACCGGGTTCCGACCACAATAAAACCCGAACGCGCATCCGAGCGCGTAAACGGCGATAAACTTGAGGCTGAGAACAAAACGACCTTCGTAATTCGCTGGATATCCGGCGTTAATGCAGCCGACCGCCTTCAGTACGAAGGCGTGATATACGACATCAAAAACGTGCGCGAAGTGAACCGCCGCGCTTACCTTGAACTTGACGCAACCCGACAGGTATGATCGATTTCAAAATTGAGGGTGTCGGACTTATAGTCGAAAACCTACGCAAGGTCAAAGACCGCGCCGCCGATAAGGTGGTGGGTCGTATTGTGCGACAGGAATCAAAGGTAATTGTAGCCAGTGCCCGCGCCCGCGTGCCGGTGGATTCCGGCTTGCTGCGTTCACAAATCGGCTTTATCCGCAAAAACGACAGCCGATTTCCTACTACTGCGCTGATTGGGGTAAACTATCGCGGCGAAGGCAAGAAGCGCGGCACGTCCGCCTATTACGCGCACATCGTGGAATACGGCGGTAAATCCATCCGCCGCACGGCCCGGCCATTTATGGCCCCAGCATTCGAGATGCACCGCGCCCGTGTGTCTCAGAACATAATCAAGAGGGTGCGCGAAAAATTAAACATTCAAGACAAAAAATAAACAGATATGGCAACGACCGGAATAGTTAACGGCACCCTCATTGGGTTGTACAAGGTGGCAGGCAGTCCTTCTACCTTCACCAAGATTGCAAACGGCCGCGCCGCTGGCGCAGACCTGTCAATCGACATGATTGAAATCACCACCAAGGACAGCAGCGGCTTCAAAGAATACGTCGCCGGCGAGAAGGGCGGCACATTTCAATTTGAAGGATTGTTCGAATACGAAGCCTCGGTATCGACTCAGGGCCTCAGCTTTGACGACCTCGTAACCGATGCGCTCGCAGGTACGGCATTTACCATTCGCTGGTCTTCGCAGTCAACCGGCGACGATTACCTGGAAAGCTCCGTCCTTATCAGCAGCGTATCTGCATCCGCCCCGCAGAACGAAAGCGCAACTTTCAGCTGCACCATGCAGATGACCGGCACAATCACCCTCGGTAACGTATCCTAATACCTGACACATGACGCAGCTGACTATCGCATCCAAATCCTATCCCATCGCCTACCCTGTGGCAGCCTTGACGCGCATTCTGCGCACGATGAAAATCGACGCAAGCCAGCTAAGCGAAAAAGCCACAAGCCAAAACCTCGCAGACATGGTGGAATTTACCGCCACCGTGGCTTGGGCCGGGCTTGTGTCAGGGGCCATCAAGTCCGGCAAGCCGAAACCGTTCAGCGATCCGGACGAACTGCTTGAGGCAATCGAAAGCCTGGAACAACTTGCACCCAGCCTGACCGCGTTCAGCGAAGCGTGGGCCAAGTTCACCGGGGCCGACGAAGCCAAAGAGCAGCCAGCCGACACGGCGGAAACGGAGGCCCCTAACGCGGGGGAGATTCTGCCGCCAACGGTCTGACCGCGTGGGACATTGACCGGATAGCCTACGGCGAACTGGGCTTGCGCCCGGCGGACATGGAGCAAGCCTGCCCGCAATGGTTCAGGCTGGCGTGGGACGGCAAACGCAAAGCAACCGAAAGGGAGCAGCGCGACGCATGGAACAGAACACGGTGGCTGGCAGCGGCTATCTGGAACATCCACGCAAAGCACCCGGTCAAGCCTACCGACCTGCTGGAATGGCCCGAGGAAAGGCGGCAACGAATGAATGAGTTGAAACGAATACAGGAAAAGCTAAACACAGACAAGCGATTCCCGAAACAGATAAAACCGAAAACCGAACCCCATGAACAAAGCAGTAAAGGCAATACATTACCTGATGGCGAACACGGCCGGAATAACAGCCGAGATACCAGCGAATAAGGTATTCCCCGTCCGCGCCCCGCAAAGCACAAGCTACCCCTATGTTGCCCACCAGCTCCTGAGCAACCGCCCGGAGCCGCAAAAGGACAGCGCAAGCAATTTTGACTTCGCGCAGATTCAGCTATCGATATACGCCGAAACCATGACCGAGGCGCAGGAGATTGCGGAGGCTATCCGCACAGGGCTTGATAAGCGGCAAGGCACATTTGACGGCGTGGCAGTTGCCAACATCGAATACTTAGGCGAGTCACACCTACCTGAAGATGGGGCCGGCAACGACCAGATTTATTTGATTCAGACTGAATTTGAGGTGAATTACCACCGCTAATAGACGATGGCAGAACGCGGCGGAGTAGATAGCTTAAACATTGTAATCGGCGCGAATACCGACGCGCTGAAGAAAGGTCTTGACGATGCCGTTAAGGCGGTGCAGCAAGGGAGCAATAAGGTTGCGACCGAGTCAAAACGCATGGCCGACGCTATGCGCGCATGGCAAAAATCCGTCGACGATGTAGGTGTTGCGGCAACCCGCAAGCAGCGCGCCCTGTTCAACCTTGCAATGGGTTATGAGCAGATGGGCACAGCTGGCAAAGCAAATCTGCGTGCTACGATGGTGGCAGCCCGCGAGAATAAAGACGCGATCGAGGATATGCAAATGGCTATCCAAGCGTCTACGATGGAGGGTAAATTCCAAATGGCGGCCCGCGCTATCGGCGAAGTAACGCAGGTACTGGCAGGCGCCAAGGGCGCGATGATGGCTCTCGGTATGAGCGGCGAAGATGCGCAGGAGAGCATGGCGAAGTTGCAAGGCATGATGGCATTTGCCAATGGCATAGCGATGATGGCCGGGCTTGACGGCGCTATTAAGGCACTCATACCAAGTTTGGGCGCGGCAACCGCCGGACTTACCGGGTTCAAGGCCGCGCTCGCAAGTACCGGTATAGGGCTTGCAGCGGTGGCGGTGGGGTACCTTGTGACTGAGCTGCTGGATTTAATCCCGACGGTTAAGGACGTAGAGAAAGCGAATCAAGCCGCTATGAAAGCGCAGGAAGATTTATTAAATAGCCTGCGCGGCGTATGGTCTAATTCGTCTAAAGCCATGCAGAGCTACCTGCTTGAATTGGAGGCTGGCGGCGCAACCGAAAAAGAATTACACGCCGAAAAAATTAAGCAGATGAAGGCGCAGCTTGTCGCCTTTGAGGCTACTAAGGGAGCAGAGCAGGACGCATACGAAATGCGCCTTGCCATCATGGACGAAGAAAACCGTTACAAAATACAGCAGCGGCAAAAGCAAGAGCAGGAAAATTCAAAGCGCAACGCAGAGCATAAAAAACGAATAGAGCAGCAAAAAGCGGAGGCCGCAGAATACAAACGCATGGTTTCCATGATGGGAGACCTGCAAAGCAAAATTGACATTTCCAAGGTAATAGGCAAAGAATCCAAGCCGATAGCATTGGAATTAGATGTAGACCTGCGCGTTAAAGACCTGCGCGGGCGAGTGGGTAAACTGGTAGACGACATAAATTCAGCCCTCGACAGCGGCATTAAGTCAATGGCCGTCAGCATGGCCGGCGCACTGGGCGACCTTGCAATGAACATAGTAGCAGGGGCTGAACAACCCCTTGCAAAGTTCGGTGACGCGCTGTTGTCCACCCTCGCCGGATTTATGCAGACGCTGGGACAGGCGATGATAAGCGCGGGCCTTGCATCGCAGACCTTTCAAAAGGTATTGTTTACACAGCCCGGCCTTGCTATTGCAGCAGGCGCGGGCCTCATGGTTGCGGCGGGTGTTGTGAAGGGCATCATGCAAAAAGGCATCGAAGGCCGCAAGTCTCCGTCCGGCGGCGGCAATGGCGAAACGCCGCAAGGCATCCGCCCGTTCGCCGACGGCGGCATCATATCCGGCCCGACATTGGGCCTCATGGGTGAGTATCCCGGCGCCCGCTCCAATCCTGAGGTAGTGGCACCGCTGAACAAATTGAAAGATATGATAGGCGGCGGCGGCAATTTAACGACGCGGGTAAGCGGTCAGGACCTGCTTATCATGCTTGACAGGGCCGAAACAAACAGAGGGAGGGTTCGCTGATGGGTATCAAGTACCGCGCCGAATTTGATGATATAAACGCAGTCCGCTGGAAGGTGGACATCGACGAAGCCAGCTATTCAGGCAGCGTAAACACGTTCACCGTAGCCACCCCCGGCTTTACCGCTACATGGGAGGGCGACGGCTCGCGGGTTGGTGAAAACCCCATCCGCTCAAGCAAAGCCGTCATCCATTGGCTTGTTTCCAACAGCACCGAGGAAACGTTTCTCGACAGCCTGGCGCAATCGTCTGAGCTGAAATACAACGTCCTGATTTACCGGGCCGGTTCGCTGTGGTGGGTCGGTACCGTGCTGCCCGACCTGTGCGTATTCGAGAACCGATACTATCCGTTTGCCTTTGACCTGACAGCGGTTGACGGCTTGGGCCGCCTTGCAGATTTCGATTTTGATTATGCGACCAATACCAGCAACCCCGACAATATCACCCTCGGCACGATCATCACCGAGGCGCTGAAGCCGACAAAGCTTGACGGCTTCTACACCGGCTCAGACGTGTACTTACGCGCCAGCTGCGAATGGGTAGACAGCAACCAGACCACAACCCGCGATGCCTTAGAATTTACCCGCGCCCGGCGTGTTGCCTTCCTGAAGAATGCAGACAAGGCAGACCACTCAGGCTTGTGGGAACCCATCACTTGCAAGGATGCGCTGGAGAAAGTCCTGCGCTCGATGGGGTGCAGGATTGAGTTCAGCCGTGGCAGCTACCGCATTTATCAACACCAGAACTACAGGGGTACATCCTACACCGAATTCCACTATTCAAAGACCGGCATAACATCAGCCGGCTATCTGTCAAGCCAAAGTATCAGCCCGCGCAGCGGCGCAACGTGGCAAAGCTCAGACCTTGCCCTTACCACCGGGGCGCAATACACATATTTCCCCGCATTGCGCCGTGCGGTTGTATCGGCCGAACGCCGCAGGGCTTACGACCTGAGTCAAGCCACCTTCGCCACCGGCATCAAATCCGCCAACCTTACCGGCGTAGGCACAACCCGACCGGCGCGGATTACGGGCCGCGTGCATATC